GAAATGCCAGAAAATGCTGATGAAGGCGAGAAGGGTGTGGAGGGGGCAACTCCCCCTGAAGGTGACAAAGGGGGTAAGTCTCATCCAGAAAGTGTCCCCTATCATCAGTACATTGGCCTGAAGGAGAAATTCACTAGGGTCGAGACTGAATTAAGGGGGCAAGTTTCAAGCCTTGAAGAGCAACTCAAGAAGGCAGTCAGTGCCGAAGAGGTCACTAAGCTTACTGAGCAGCTTACCAAAGCTAAGGAAGCTCAAGTCAAAGCTGAAAGTGACCTGGCAGCACTAAAGAACGCCTCCCTCTCAGAGAAGAGGGCTTACCTTATCAAGAAGGGAATCCCTGAAAAAGAAGCCAATGAGATGTCTGAGAAGGAGTTGACCAATGTTCAGAAAGTGCTGGATAATTTCAAGCCAAAGCCTGATATGGGTACAGGTGGAGGCAGTGGAGTTCCCTTAAAGGGTTCTCCTATGGACTTGGCACGATTAGCCTATTCCCAATCTAACAAGTCTAAATAAGGAGGAAAAGGATGGCTTGGACATTAGCCGAACTAAGCAAGATAGAAACCGACACTCTCAGGAAAAGTGTCATTGACACAATCCTGATGGAGTCTAACATCATGGAGCTTATCCCTTGGGAAACCATTGGTACGCTTTCCACTACAGTCGTGATGATTCAAGACCTGCCCAGTGTAGGCTTCAGGAAGATTAACGAAGGCTATGCTGAGTCCACTGGTCACTTCAAGCAGAAAGCGGAGAATATCTCCCTGCTTGGTGGGATGATTGACACGGACAAGGCACTTGCCAGGGCCAAGAATACTGTTGCAGATGCTCGTGCAATCCAGCAACAGATGATGGTAAAGTCCATTGCCTACAAGTTCAACGACAGGTTCATCAATGGTGACCCTGTTACTGACCCTGAAGAGTTCAGGGGAATCAAGTCAAGGGTTGATGAGGTTGTAGCGGAGGGATATACTGACCAACTCATTGACCTTGGGGGCACTTATGGAGCAGCCAGAGATGCTGGTATCCTCTATGATGATGCCAGTGGCTATAACTTCCTGGTTAAGCTAGACCAACTTATCTACTCCATCAAGGGCCACAACCCTGACTTCTTGCTTATGAACAAGAAGACCTTACTGGCAGTCAAGGCTCTGATGAGAAGGCTAAAGCTTCTCGATGTGACAAAGGACATGTTTGACCGACAAATAGACTCCTATGGTGGGGCTAGAATGATAGACATTGGAACTCTGTCAGATGGCCTTACCGAAATCATAACCAACACAGAAGACCCTCAAGGCCTTTACACCAGTGACATCAGTACCTCTATCTATGCCGTAAAGTTTGGCATTGGTGAGTTCCTGTGGGGTATCCAGGAGTATCCTATAGAGGTAACTGATAAGGGTCTGTTGGAGGCTATGCCAGTCTACCGAACTGAGGTTGATTGGCCTCTGGGCTTGGCCCACATTGACCCTAAATGTATAGCTAGGCTGTGCAACATCTTTCCTGATGGGATAATCCAGTCCTAGTTAAAGTAAACTGAATAAGGAGGAAATCACATGGCTTACGATGCGTTAGGAATCCTGCTAGATGGAACGATTGTTCTCGAACCTACTGTTGATATAGCTCCTGTGTCCCTTACAAGGAACGCTGCAACAGGTGGGGCAGTCATTGACCTGAAAAAGACTGGGGTTAAGGGTCTTTGTGCAGTGATGACCTGCCCTTCCAAACCAACGACCTATGTAGATAGCCTTACAATGGCTATCGAAGAGTCGGACATCCTGGGTGAACCAACTGCCCTCAAGACCTGGCAAGCGGTAGCTAACTTCCCTGTAGTCTACGCTATGCTCAGGGAGCTTACAGTCACAGCCACGACTGCCTTTGTAGCATCTGATGTAGGTAGAATCCTCACAGCTACTACAGATGCAGCCTCAGATGGCGGTGTGATTGTTTCCTTTGACCCCGCTCTCTTAGCAATAGGAGGGATAGGCAAAGTTGTTGTGGCTATGTCGGATGCCAATGATGACTACACCACAGCAGGCGATACTGTAACAGCTACTGCTGGAACTGGCATAGGTACACAGGGGGCTGCTTCTGTGGTATCCCCCTCACCTGCTGGAAT